TATGAAATAGGAAAGAAAACAATGATGTCACCAACATCGTATGGTAAGCCCGATCCAATTGTAGAATTTTCAGACAAACTTAAACGATCAGGTGATAAGGATGATTGGAAATTAGGTAAAAAAATCGAACCAAAGTTTCGTGTTTTAGTACCAATTGTTATACGTGGTGAAGAAGAAAAAGGAGTTAAATACTGGTCATTTGGTAAACAAATCTACACAGAGTTGTTAGGTATAATGGCTGATCCTGATTATGGTGATATCACAGATCCTATTAATGGTCGTGACATTACAGTTGAACACATTGCACCGGAAAAAGAAGGAGCATTTCCAACTTACACTATTCGTGTGAAACCAAACACTACAGCAGTAACAACAGACAAAGAAATTGCAACTAAAATCATGACAGAGCAAGTTGAAGTTAAAAGTTTGTTTAACGAATACACCTACGAAGAGTTGGCTGAAAACTTACAAAAGTGGTTGGATCCGTCAAATGACGAAGACACCAAAAAACCAAAAACCGACAAAGTTAATACAGCACGTACAGCAACACAATCTGATGACATTGCAAGTGCGTTTGATGAGCTTTTTAATAACAAGTAATTTTTACTTTTAAATGAAAAAGCAAACAAAAACAACCCAAGAAATTTTGGGTAGAGATGAATTAGCTATACAACTAGCTGAAAACTTAAATAAAAAGTTTAAAGATTTCAAAGCTGTTCATTTTCTTGATGGTGAAGAATCAACACCCGTAGATTTAACAGAGTGGATTTCAACTGGATCCACTCTTTTAGATTTGGCTATATCAAACAGACCAAATGGTGGATTACCTGTAGGCAGAATAGTTGAGTTTACAGGACTAGAAGCATCAGGAAAAAGTTTAATTATGGCTCACCTTTTAGCAAACACTCAAAAGAAAGGTGGGTTAGCTGTGTACATAGACACCGAAAATGCATTAAGTGAAGAGTTTTTACGTGCTATTGGTGTTGATGTGACAAACATGCTGTATATACCTTTAGAGACAGTAGAAGATATTTTTGAAGCAATTGAAGGTATTATTGAATCAATACGCAAATCGTCAAAAGACAGGTTAGTAACAATAGTAGTTGATTCAGTCGCAGGTGCAACAACAAAAATTGAACAAGATGCTGACTATGAAAAAGATGGTTGGGCAACTTCAAAAGCTATTGTAATGTCAAAAGCAATGCGTAAGATCACAGGAATCATTGGTAAGCAACGTGTATTATTAGCTTTTACAAATCAGCTACGTGAAAAACTAGGTGTAATGTTTGGAGATAAATACACAACATCAGGCGGTAAAGCACTAGGATTTCACTCTACTGTGCGAGTTAGACTAAACTCAGTAGGTAAGATAAAAGCTAAGCAGGCAAATGGTAAAGAAGAAATTGTTGGTGTACAAACAGAAGCAACAATTATTAAGAATCGTGTAGGACCTCCCTTTAAAAAAGCACAATTTGAAATTTACTTTAACTCAGGGATAGATGATGTGAATAGTTGGTTAAATATACTTAAAGAATATGATCTACTAAAACAATCAGGTGCTTGGTATGAATTGGTAAATGAAGAAACGGGAGAAGTGTTTAAGTTTCAATCCAAAGATTGGAAAAACATATTAATACAAAATGACGCTTTAAAGACATACTGCTACAACAAAATTTGTGAAGCAGTAATATCAAAATACAAATCTGAAAGTATTGATCCAGATAATTTACAATTAGACGACTCAGATTTAGCTGGTTTAGATGAATAAGCATTATTTAAAGTTATTAGAGGAAGTTTTAGAATCAAAAGGAGAACCCTTGCATAAACATTCAAGGGTTCTGCTTGTTGATGGTTTAAACACATTTATACGCAGCTATGCAGCTAGCCCTGTAACAAACAATGATGGTGTGCATGTTGGTGGTATTACTGGGTTTTTAATGAGTGTTGGATCTGCTATTAAAATGATTAATCCAACTCAAGTAATAGTTGTGTTTGATGGTAAAAATGGTAGCGGAAGACGTAGACAACTATACCCAGATTACAAAGCAAAGCGAAAAGTTAAAATACGATTAAACAGAGGAGATGGATCAGTTGATCAAGATAATCAGCTACAACAATTAATACGTTTAATATCATACTTAGAAGCTTTACCGTTCAAGGTAATCACAATAGAGCACACAGAAGCAGATGATGTTATTGCTTATTTAGCAAGTGATTACTTCAAAGATAAAGACACACAAACATACATAATGTCTTCGGATAAAGACTTTTTTCAACTTGTAAATGAATCAATACACATCTGGAGTCCAACAAAAAAGAAAATCTACTATACCGAAGATGTAAAAGAGGAGTTAGGTTTACCACCACAAAACGTAGCTATTTACAAAGCACTTGTTGGAGACTCAAGTGATAATATACCAGGAGTCCAAGGTGTAGGATTAAAAAGTTTATTAAAATGTTTACCTGATATTGGTACAACGCCAATGACAGTAGATGAGTTTTTAATTTACACAAAACAAAAAAGTGAACAAAGCAACGGAGCAATCTACAAAAAAATATTACAGTCAGAGGGTGACTTTAGATTGTTTTATAGTATAGTACAATTAGCAACAAGCAACATTAACACAACTAACAAGCTTAGAATAATTGACTTAGTAGATAATGAAACAAACAAAACACAAAAAGCAACATTCTATAAAATGCTAACAGAGGATAGAATGCTTGGCGCAATAAAAAATCCAGATTTATGGTTACGTGAAGTCACTCAAAAACTGGACATGTTTACAACTTAAATAAAAACAAAAGTGCAAGATACTTTACACACATATGGAACAAGTTTCCAAAGTAAATTACTAGCTTCATTAATGATCGATAGATTGTTTTTGCAAGAAGTTCATGACATACTAGATCCAAAGTTTTTAACTTCGGACTCAGGTCAATGGATTGCAAAAACAATCATGAATTATTTTAATCAATATAAAGCACCACCAACATTAGAAGTGTTAAAAGTACATTTGGAAAGTGTACAACCTGACACATTAAAATTGCTTATTATTGAACATATAAAGGAAGTATTACGATTCACTGAATCAAACGACTTAGATTTTATTAAAGACACCGTAAAAGACTTTTGCAAGAATCAAAAACTAAAAGCTGCAATATTAAAGTCTGTAGAATTATTGAAGCTTGGAAAGTATGATGAAATCAAGTTTACTGTTGATGAAGCAATGAAAGCTGGTACAAATAGAGACATTGGTCACGAATATGCTGAACATGTTGCTTTAAGATTTGTTGATAATAAAAGAAGTACTATTGAAACTCCTTGGGATGTTGTCAATGAAGTAATGGATGGTGGTTTAGGTGTGGGTGAAATGGGTGTGTTTGTAGCACCAGCAGGTATAGGTAAATCAATGGCATTGGTAAACATAGCTGCTTATGCAGCAAAGAAAGGACTGAATGTAATTTACTATACTTTAGAGTTATCCGAAACTTATGTTGGAGCAAGATTTGATTCACATTACACAGGAATACCATCACAAGATTTAAAGTATCATCAAGAAGAGGTTATTGAATCGTTAAACAAAGTTAAAGGAAAATTAATAATAAAATATTATCCAACTAAAACAGCAACTGTAAACACAATATCAGCACACATAGACAAGTGTATAATGCAAGGTACTAAACCTGACTTAGTTATTATTGATTATGCAGATTTATTAAAAGATACAGGTATAAAAGGATCTGTGCGAAATGACATAATGCTTGGTAATATTTACGAAGATTTAAGAGGACTAGCTGGAACATATCAAATACCATTATATACGGCGAGTCAAGCAAATAGAAGCGCTTTGGAACAAGACATTATTGAAGCAGACAAAATAGCAGAATCATACGCAAAAGTAATGGTTGCAGATTTTGTTGTATCACTTTCAAGAAAAACAGCTGATAAAATTTCCGGTACAGGTAGATGGCACGTAATAAAAAATCGCTTTGGTCCGGATGGTTTAACTTTTCCAAGCAAAATGAATATGGCAACAGCTAAAATTGATATCTACGCAGAAAACACAATATTAGGGAAAGAAGCAAAGCAGTTAATGCAAAGTGACACGGAGGTTGTTAGACAAGCACTTGCAAATAAATTTGCTGAGTTAAACCATTTAGTACAATAAACATAC